TGTGCGGTGCGGTGGCTTCATCCCCGGCTTGTCGAACATCAAATCTTCCTGAAAGTCCGTGTGCGATTTCCATATCCACAGGTTGCTCTCTTTTTGCTTGATCTTGATGTCAGTCCAGTAGACCAGGATTGCCAGCAGCATGGCCGCAAGCATGTTCCCCTTGCAGATTTCTAAGAAGTCTTCGTATAGCACGGCTATACGGCTCCTGGCGCGCAGGCGAATACAGGATGTTCTCATGCACTGGCCTCCTGCTCTTGCCACAATTCCGGCTGGACAGAAGACGCCGCGCGGGGATTCAGCCAAAGGCACTCAGTTCTCGTATGGGCATGTTCTATCAATGCCTGCGTTGTCACTTTGTGCCAGCTGCTCAGGTACTCGCTATACATCGGGTGATCGTAGCCAGAAAGCACCGCCGGGCCTGTGTGGGCTTTCAGGGCTTGTAGCATGGCGATATGGTCAGCATCGCTCATTTCGTGGCTATAATGCCTATCAGCGAGCCGTGTTGAAAGCACATAGGGCGGATCAGCGTAAATGAGACAATCAGGACTCCTGTAATAGTCGATCATCTCCAGTGCTGGCCTGTTTCTGATTTCAGCATCTTTCAGACGGTCTACCGTCGCTAAGAGCCTGTCAGGGAGTTGTTTCCACAGGCGCGCCGGGTATGCATGGCCGCCGTTGATGCCGTTGTGCCGAAACCCGCTCTTTTTGCCGATAGGGGTACCGTGTGCTTGCCAGCAACGAACAAGAAACCGGCGGGCGTGTTCTAATTCATCCTCTACCACATAGCCGAACTCGGCTATGTGGTACTCTTCTTCTGACCAGGGCGTCATTTCGATAGCATAAGCCAGTTCGTCAGGGCGCGAACGCATGACGCGAAACAGATTGACGATAGAACTATTGATGTCGTTCAGAACCTCATGCGCCGCCGGTGTCTTGCTAAAAAAGACATCTGCGCTTCCACAATACGGCTCTAAGTAGTGGGTATGTTCAGGGAAGTAGCGCGTAATCCAGGCAGAGAGCCGCCACTTAGCCCCCGGATATTTGAGGATAGGTTTAATCATGCCGCGTACCTCGCTTTCGTCTCCTCTTTCGGCAAACTCTCACGGGTACGCTTATCGCTGTCGGTCGCATAGTGATAGTGCGTCCAGCACAGCGGAATCGAACCGTAGCGGTAAGGCGCGGGTGTGTGCTCGCTGTAGTGGCACCAGTGGCAAATAGTCGGGGAATGGTCGTTTGTTAGCATAGAAGTCCTCTCTATGCTACCTGTACCGTAGTACCGTGTTGTTTTGCGTGGCGCGGCGTTGTTTTGCGTTGCAATGCGTTGCCAAACAGGGTACAATGAAGACAGGTAGCGGCGTATAGCACGATCTTTCCCACTGGCCTGAGAAACTGGAAGGATTGATCGTGTTGCTGCTACTGACAGAAATGTCAGCTTTCCTATGGTTAGCGTTCTTTTTCTGATTTGAACTGGCGAGATTCCTTGAACGCCTCGTAGTCGCTGGACTTGATGCGATACACGCCCCCGACTTTCAAGGCTGGCAGTTCCCCGCGTTTGATGTAACGCTGGACTGTCACTGTAGAGACGCGCAGTTCTTGACTGACCTCCTCTACTGTTACGTATTTCTCCATAACAGGCATATTGACCTCCTTTGCTAAGTAGAAGGCACTTAGCAATTTTACCACAATGATGTTGCGTTTGTCTAGTGTTGTAGCGTTTGTCTATCGTTAGCATAATCTATGCGCTCCATAATTCGGGTGTGTCGGGTTGGTCAGGTTTCGGGAATATCACGGCATTGAAGGGAAGCGCGGTTTGTACCGACACTTCCCAACGCAGTTTATCTGAGAGATAGATGTCATTTTCTTCGCGCGGCCTGCTTTGATTGTTCCATTGATGGCCTTTTGTGACGTGGGCCAGGTTCCACCCGACTGCACGTAATGACGCCCCGCCTTCTGCTGGCAATGTATAGGTAATCAGGCGACGGTACCCGATGGCGCGAGCTGCTCTCCAGACGGCTCCATAGAGCAGAGAGCAAGCGTTTTTACAGCCATCGGTCGCCACGCGATTGACTTCCAGCGTCCAGCCATCATCCAGGAGACGGGCGACGGGTCGCCCGGCTAAAGCTACTCCGCGAATGTTGCCGGTGTCGTCAGCGCAGGCCAGTGCGATACGTGCGCTGACGACTGCGCTATGGTGCCTGTGGACTCGTTCAACAAAGTCGTTGGCTTGCTCTATCGTACATGGCACAATGTGTAAACTCATACAATCCCCCAGGTGCTAGTCGGTCAATCGGTCGGTGGTTTCGATTGCGCATCTAGCTCTCGCATATAGGCCAGATGTGCCTGTAGATGAGCCAGAGCTTTCTTGTAGCTCCGAAAGTATCTAATCGTCCCGCGTTTGTTCAGGAACGCGAACGGGTCGCCTTTGTAGTCGATGAGCCACTTATGCGGTGCTTCCTTCTCGATGTGATAGCCGGTTGTGTCAATGCTCATCCCCGCGCTCCTTCCATCGTTGTGACGCCGCGCAGCCACACCTGGAAGTGTTGTTCGCGCTCCTGCTCCGATGGCAGTGGCGCGCACGGCTCCGGCCAATGCCATCGCGGGTCAGTGTCGCAGCGCAGTGGGCGTGACAAGGCCGTGCTAACCGCGTGGGCGTTGCCGTAGATGAGATCGCCAGGGATGCGCTGCTCCATCGTGAGAATGCTCATCGCGCTGCTCCTGCCGTCTCTCGCGTGGTGACAATTGCCACATGCTCAATATCGCTATGCTGACTGCGCACGCTGGCAACGTAGAAGTACAGGAGCCGTTTCAGCGTGTCGGCTGCGCTCTCGTTGTTATCATCCATGATGCGCCGGTACTTGTTAGCGTCTTCGCCTGTGAGCGGGATAACGATGGGCAAGACGCGCTCAACGCGCACGGTCGGGAGTTCCTCGGTCGGAAACAAGGCCGGGTCGTCGAGCGGGTTGTAGTTCGCATAGTCGAGCAACTTAGGCATGGCTCAGCACCGCCTCTCTCGCCAGCGTTGGCGTCCCATACACGCCGCTCTCTCTCAGGACATCCCGTGCAGCCCGATACGTGGCCTCATCGACTTTGCAGAGCGGCGTCTTGTAGGCATCGCGTATGACCGTCTCAGCGCGCTCAGGACTGGCGAAGAAACCAGCGCCGCCGATCCCGCCATCGGAGAGGCAAATGGTCGCAACGGCGTAGCCAGAGCCGGGGAGATGGCGAATCGTGAAGAGTGTCATCGGCTCACCTCCTGTATCCGCACGAGTACCGGCTTGCGCTCAGCTTGCAGACAGGAGCGACACCAGCGCTCCTGTGCAGTCCCGACGATGGACGAATGCCGTGTGCAGATCGGCAGGCCACAACAGGCGCAGTAGAGGATGGTGTAGAGCGCGCAGGACTTGCATCGGTCAGGATAGGGGGATTCGGCCATCACTTCGCCTCCTGTTCTGCTGCCATGAGCGTATCGTAGCGTTTGAGGCAGGTCCGACAGGTAGAGGACACGAATTGAAACTGTTCGCGTGACACCTCGCCTCGCACCGGCTCGACATGCCAGCCACCGATGATTTTTGCAAAATCGCCCGGTGTGCGTCCGCAGAGTGTTTTGCCACCTCTATCATGGCCGTCTTTGCGCATCAGATGATTGCGAGTGCTGCCTCTTTCACTGGCATACAACCAGGTCGCGTTATGCCAGGCATAAGCGGCAATCGCACGCATAAGCTGGCTGTGTAGTTGATACGCCTGCTCAGACGTCAGGCCAATTTCTTCCTCATTGATGTAGACGAGAATCTGATTGCTTCCTGCCTCAAACTCCACACCAATGCAGGAGTCCAGCGCATCGGGGTCGGTGACATGTCCGGCAACGTAGTTAGCCATGCACGCCCTCGCTTTCCGGCGCGCTGGCCTGCTCTTGTGCTGGTCCGGCAATCTCTTCTAGCAGGTGGATGATTTGCCCTGCCTGTTTATCGGTCACATCGGGGAGAATGCGCCTGATGTCCTGATAGGTCACTTTCTTTCGATGTGGTATAATAGCCTCATCTGAAACGTTTTTTCTTAGAGACTCGTACATGTAGGTAGTTCCTTTCATTGAACTATCCCGCTAGTGGTATAATGCCCCTAGCAGGGTTGACCTGACCGATAGGCTGGAGCTTGCAGGCATGGCCTATCGGTTTTGCGTTTTGGGCTTATCCGTTGATAAGCTCTACCGTGTTTGACCACACTCTTGACCACAGTGTGTCGAGCGATGGTGGTCGGTTCCGCTCGTCTGTAGCGGGTTGCTGGTGCGCGTGAAGCGGGATGTCAGGCGGGAAATGCGCGGGGTGTTCCTTAACCTGAACATAGCACATCGGCCGCACCCGCTTTTTCCATCCCGCCTGACACCTTGCTTCGTACTATTCAGTTGTTCCGCTAGGGCAGAATTGACCACAGTGTTGACCACAGTTTCACCCGTTTTCCTGTACTTTTAGTAGTTCTGCAAGCTGCGCCATTGCCTTTTGACCCGCGCCTTCGAGCGAGTGAATGTAGACCTCGCGCGTAATCGTACTGCCGGGCATGTGTCCTAAAAGTTCCTGTACGGCTCGCTCTGGAATGAGCAAATGCGCTAAGAAACTGGCGAAGTTATGGCGCAAGCCGTGAAATGGCATATCTGGCAAGCCTGCCGCCTGCAACAACTCATGCCAGGGTCGCCACGTGGTGTGACTGGCACGCGGTTCGCCTTTTCTGTTTGGGAAAATATAGTCGCGCTTGTTCCATGCCGCGCCTTTTTCCTGCCGTATCGCTGCCTGCGTTTCCCGGTGCGCTGCAAGCAGAGAGAGAACGAGCGGCGGAACTGGAATCGTGCGCCTGCTCTGTTTCGTCTTTGGCGCTTTCTCAATCACCCCTGCCGCTTTCGTCTGGACGGTCGCGCTATCAATCCTGATCGTTCCTGCCTGCCAGTCAATATCATCCCAATGCAAGCCGTAAATTTCCCCGGCTCGCATCCCGGTGTAGACGCCCACAATCACGATGAGTCCCCATCCACGCTCCTGCGCAACCTGTAACAACGTGCGCGCCTGCGCTTCTGAGAGGATAACGCGCTCTGCGTCTTCCACGCGCGGTTTCTTGACCCTGCTCGCGGGATTCTTGTCGAGCAGGCCATAATCGACGGCGGTATTGAGCGCGATGTTGAGTTTGGACAAAATAAAGCGGATGGTACGCGGCGCGTAGTGTTCGCTGATGCGTGTCGCAATCAGGCGTTGCACGTCCATCGCGCTAAAGTCTGCAAGTGGAATCGATGCCAGATCAGGCAGGAGATGTAAGCGTACCGTGATCTCCGCGCCTTCGTAGGTTTTGATGTCAACAGTCGGGCGATAAATAGAGTCGAGCCAGTACGACAGCCAACTTCCGACCGTCCATTGTGGCGTAGCAGGTTTCGGCTCAACGTAAGGAGTGGCAAGAACGGCATTCATCTTTTGCTCTGCCTCCCCCCGCGTCTCTCCGTAAACCCATTTCCGCTTGCCGCTTCCGGGCGGGTAAGGGAATACGGCTTGCCAGCGTCCGTCAGCACGTTTGGAAATACTGCCGGAGCCGTATTTGTGTCTGCGCTTCCTTGCCACACTTGCCCTCCTGACATCGTATGCTCCCACAGCCAGGCCATGAGAGCCGGGACAAAGATGTGATATTCCCCATCGCCCAGGACTGGCACGACGGGTAAGCCATTCTCTTCGATGAGTTGACGTACCTTGCCCGCGCCGACGCCCAGGCGATACGCGACCTCTTGCAAGTTTAATACATCCTTGTCCATGCCCAGATTCCCCCACTAGACGCGCTACTTTCCGATGTTCAACACATTGGCCTCGGCCTGCCGTTGCAAGCCCTGAAACGACACCCGCCACGTTCTCTCTACCCTGATAGCAGGGATTTGGTGATGCTGGCACCAGCGTTTAACCGTCCATTTGGAAACCTTCAGGACTTTTGATGCCTCTTCTAATGTCAGGAAATCATCGTTTTGACACACAAATTTCTCTATGTCATTCTGGGCGACTACCATACCGGATACTCCAAACTACTTAGAACAGTTGCTCACTCTTGCTCACTCTTGCTCTTCTATGCTATACTGAAAAACAGCAGCGATGCTAGTATTTACACGTCACAAGGCGCAAAGATGCTACGTTGTTGTTGAGTGGTTGGGGTACAGCCTGCGCCCTGAGAAAGTTCGGGCTGTATCCTGACTGGCGCTTTACTCGCTTTCTTCGCGTGGTTTCTTTTGGGTCCCCATATATTCGCGAAGAGCGCGCTGTGTAATGCGGTACTCATCACCTACCATGAAGTACTCGATTTTCCCCTGTGCGATCATCTTGTACACAGTGCGAGGTTTCACACGAAGAATATCAGCAACTTCAATAGCAGTATAGACCTTCTCTTCTGCCATTGCACTTGCGCCGCTCATAAGCGCCGCTCCCTTCTAATGTACTAGTCGCGTCATGTAGTTACCTACACGTACATACACTAGCATACCATGTCATTTATGTATTGTCAAGTACCTTTACTTACTTAGATTTCACATCCCAGATCACATCGTCAATCGTGAGTACTGGCCGTCCTCTGAGGTTATGCAGATGGTTGATCGCGTGCAAGATACGGACCTTCGTCAGTTCTGACGTTGGCTCGCCGTGTTCTGCTTTGATAATCTGCTGTTTCCAGACGCGATGGCCGGTGACGGCCTCGGTCGTATTGGAGAGTTCTTGCATCGACATAGCCAGGCTCATACGCAAATCGTGCAGCGACATTTTCCGCTTTCTAGGCATTCTAGACCACTTTCCGGTATGGTTCGGTCATAAGTGGAATGTGTTGGTAGAAGAAGCATACAGTATGGATGGAACGGCGTCAACCTGAGCAATTTCGGTACTATTACCTAGCTCGTGCCTGTTCTGATGGGATATGAGGGGGGGGTATGCAGGAGAACGGGCGTATCACAAATTTTTCACGAGGAGCAAAAATGAAAAAACTGTAATGGAGATTTTAGATTCTCTGACCGGAACCGTCAGATATAACAAGACGTGTTTCACTCAGTGGAACCGTTGACATAGATCGGCTCTCATCCTCTAGTGCGTCCCCGGAATCGTCCCCTGTGATCGTGTAGGAGGGAATGAGCAGGAGCGGCGCATCTCACGCCGCTCCTGTGCGTTTGATAACCGCTCTTGCCTGAATCACACGCGATTGTAACCGGCTCTCCATACAACTGTAACTGCTCGCTGCTAGATTCGCGTGTGGATGCGTTTATCCACATGATATACACACGTAGGAGGGACTATGCAACCATATCCACCAGTCCAGGGACGCTGGTATTTCATCCCTGACCAGCAGCCGAAGCCGGTTCGTGATACGCGACTCTGCCGGAACGCCTGGGAATGGGCGCTCTTTCTCGGCTGTTGGGTTGCGCTCATGCTGGCAACTTTCTGGTTTACCGGAAGCGGCCTGGACGCGCTCATAGGCACACTTGTCTGTCTGAGCATGGCCGCGCTGCTCTCGCTGTTCTAATAGAGGCGAACGTCATGCAACACTCCTATCGTGTCGCCTCCATCTGGCTTGCGCTCGCGGTTGCTAGTGCTGCGCTGGTGATCGTGGCGCTGCATCCCGGTATCGCGGGATCGATGTTATTTTTGCCGCTAGCCGGGATGCGCCGTGATGTGCGATAATGTGTAGCGGGGTCGCCCGTGCAGGAGTCGGGTTCCAAGTCGCCCCTGCACGGCGGCTCAAGCAGCTTCCGGTTTCTTCACGGCTCGTAAATCGGGTACTGTATCCTCTAACTTACGTCTCCTACCTGGACTGCCCTTTCCTACTTTGCCGTAAGCGTCTACATCGGCTTTCCAGTAGAGCATCACATGTTCATGGAGCTTGTGTGTTCTAAAGCGCTTGTACTGGATTGCCAGCGTTCGCACATATTTTGCCGTGGTATTGAGTTTTTGCGCAGCCTCTTGCGCAGTGTACCACTCGCTCAGATCAATGTCTTTATCCATCGCACTCCTTTCCTGCTGAAATATGCTTCAAGTATAGTCTCCTAAATGCCGAAAAACAAGGTTCTAGGACATGACAAAAGTACTATAAAACAATGTCCTAGGACTAGTACTATTTCCTTACTTGCAAATAAGGTTCTAAGACATTATAATCTCTATATAAGAACAAACACGAAGGAGTACCAAACGATGTATACAGAGCAAATCACCCGGCTGCAACTGAGGAAAGAATTGGACAAGTGGTGCGAAGAGTACGGTCTGGATGCGGTATCCGACGATATGTACTATCCATTCAGCGCGCACGGCTCGGAGAAAATGTCTATTATCGCAAGTTTCTGGCGAATGTACGAAGAGGGTCGGGTTCAGTCGATGCGCGGGATGCGCGCCTATTTCGATCGGCAAATCGTAGCAGCGAAGAATTTACAGCCAGTGGCGTAAGGCGCAAGCGAGCGGGTTCAACTCCCGCCCTGGTTTTCCCGGTAACGGGGCAAGAAAACACTTTTGAGGGGGGAAGTCACCAATGGTCACAACGAGAAAACAACCCGAAATCCAGCAAGCCGCGATTGCCCATTGCATCGCGCCGTTCGACTGCATAATCACCGGGCGCGGTTGTACGCTCTCTATTTCCAAAGGTCAGGACGTGTACAGCGTCAAATCTGATAGCAGCGATGAGACATATTATCAAGCCTGGAATGCCGAGCGTGCCGAGTGGGAATGCACGTGTCCGGCCACAAAGCCCTGCAAGCATATGCGCGCCCTGGTCCAGATCATTCAGGCGCGCAAAGAGACAGGACAGCAAGAGCCTGACAGCCAGTACGCCCGCGAAACGGTCGGGATGCCTGCTGAGGACTGCGCAAAGGCGATTGAGACGGCAAAGCGGAATATGCGCCCGACCACAACCGTCTACCAGATCGACGGCGAAACCGTCCGATGGGATGACCTGTTTTCGGCTTGGGCCTGCACGTGCCAGGAGATTGAGGGCGGGCAATTCTATGAAGAGTGCGCACACACGAAAGCGGCACGACTCGCACAGTACCGCGACTATGAGTTTCAGATGGGCAGTTACAGCATTCCAGGGCTGTATTAAGAATGGACAGACGAGAGCAGGAGGCGCTGACCGACCTCCTGCATGAACTTGAAGATGAAGGGGTTATCAAAATGGCACTGAGCAAGGCAGAAACGAAACAGTGGATTGAGCAGAATGCTGAATGGTATAGCGAGCATAACAGTTTTCCGCTTTGCGCGCTTGCTGATGGGGCGGTCTGGCAACACTGCACAGACCGCGACAAACGCGATTATGTGGAATTTGTGCATGAGCAATTCTACACTCATGCTAGGCGCGTCTTTACAAAGCGCGGTCTGGACATGCGGAAAGATAAGTAGTTTCGCGAGTCGCGCCCGGCGTTCCGGGCAAGAGGTTTTGTAGTGAGTATCATTATCCATAATGACAACGATCCCTTTTGCGATTGCCCGTCCTGCACAGCAGAACTTGAGGCGATGTTGCAATCATCCCTCATCAACCGGGACATCGCACAACGAGCGGCGCGCAACCTACGCATTGAGCGGCTAGAGGCAGATATTGAGGAATTGCGCCGCGAGGTCGCACAGTTGAAAGAAAGGTTAGGGGAGTAAATGACAGAGCAAGCGGTACAGGTCTATCAGGAGCATCAGGGCTTTTCTCCTGAGCAAGAGGACGCCTTGAAGCAAATGCTCCAGCAGAGCCGTATCAAGCAGCGTAAAGGCGGTTGGGATAAGGAGACGGGCAAAAACAAGATGCTCTCCTACATCCCCGGTCACGACGCGATAGCGACCGCTAACCGCATTTTCGGCTTCGGTCGCTGGGGCTATAAGATCATTTCGCGTACTCACGAGGTCTGCAAAGATGAGAAGAAAGGCGAAATCGAATACTACACAGCCGACGTAGAATTGATGGTAGCAGGCTCACTCTTTCCCTTCCCTGGTGATGGCGTTGGAATCGTGACCGCTCCCTACACGGTAGAAATGCATGAGAAGGCCAGAAAAGAGGCGGTGACAGATGCCTTGAAACGCGCACTGCGTCATTATGGAGATCAGTTCGGTTTGTCTCTCTACGATGAGGATAACTTTGTTGAGGATGAAAGCGGGAATCCGGTTCGCGTAAAGGATGCTGGCAAACAGAACGGTCATAGCCCGGTACAGGAGCGCAAAGCCGTGATCGACGCGATTCCGACGCCTGCGCAGTTGCGCGCACGCTGCTCTACTATCGGCATGAGTTACAGCGATGCGGTAAAGTTCCTTTTCAAGCGCGAGGTGCCAGACGATGAAATGTCGCCTGATATGTGCGCACAGTTTGATGTGGCGTTGAAAAAGAAAGAAAAGTCCAGTAGCGCGGGCGCTGGACGATAAGAGTAGAGCGTGGCGGCGCGCATTGTACGCCGCCAAAGGAGTATCATGAAACTGGCGATTATTGATCTGGACGGCGTAGTAGTCGATGCCTCCAAACGATTCGAGCGAGCGGAAAAGATCAGGCAGGACTATCTCTATCCTGATAGCCGCGATGCCACTGACATCTACTGGCGCGCGGCGCTTGACCCGGCATATGTCTATATGGATGTTCCCATTCCCGGCGCGATTGACTTGCTTGACTCGCTGGCGAATGACCGGGGCTATCTCCTGCTCTATCTTGCAAGCAGGCCCGCCAACATGCGACAGGAAACGGCGCTCTGGTTTCAGGCACATGCGATTCAGATTGGCGCGTCCTTTGCCATTGGCGTCGATTGGTTGGTCATGAAAGCCCCGGCCTTCCAATACACGAAGACGCCAGTCTGGAAGGCCGGCATGGTTCACACGCTCATTGAATTGTTTGGCGTAAATGAAGAGGACACGATTTACATTGACGATGAGACGGCGCATCACTACGAAATTCAGAAGCATACGCCGGGCGTGAAATGTTATTCATCGCTCGCTGCCGTCTTCGCTCCGCCCGCGCCAGTGGATACGAGCGACCCGTTTTTGCCGGACTTCCCGGATGAATAGGAGGTGATACGCCACTGAATAACTGAATCAGGTAGTGCAACAACGCCGCTCGCTGGTACTTCCGGTTCCCAGGAGCGGCGTTTTGCTTGGATGTGCGCGATATCGAATCTGAAAAGCAATGTCTGCGCACAGTATACGCGCTTGCACGCCGGGATGCAACCTGCTAGAATGAGTCAGTCAGTTTGAACGCAACATCAACTACGGGTCAAGCGCCTCGTCCTCGCCCATCAAGGACAGAGGCGTTTTTCCTCTCTTGCGCAACTGAAACAAATATCCTATACTTACCTCAAGGATATTGCCTGGGGGATGCTCATGTATTGCAGCGATACGGACACACGAGTACCAGTAGTGCGTTTGCCTCATCTACGGATAGCAAGCGCGAAGAAACTGGACGATGCCATAGCAGAGGCCAAACGTGTCGTAAGCGGCAATGCGTATGTGCTGGTGAAACTCTCAGGTGGCAATATCGACAGTGCGCAACCGCTCTTGCCGATCAAGAGCGACTGATATGCAGCGCGGGGGATAGTAGATAGTCCGCCCCTGGGATGCAGGGGAGACGCTGGTGCAAGTCCAGCCGCGCGGCCCATACCCAAATTTTTGATAAATTGCTGGCAGGGAAGTAGGCCAGCGCTGCGGGCCGCATGACGCAGTGAATAGAGCCTCTTGTCACGGCCTGGTTTCGTAGTACAGGCGATGAGGGCAAACGGCAACTGTACAATAGCCGGGAAAAATGCTGTATCGCGTATGGGCTACCCATTGGAGGTACAGATAGCCAGGGTACAGGTACAACAAGAGGCTCAACTTCCATCCCTAGCGTTTTTTAGGCTTCGGTCAACAAGAGCGCGGAATCGAGATGATTCCGCGCTCTTTTGTTTTTCCACAAGTGAGGCATCATGCCAGAACGCATCACCGACAAACGACAGGCCATCAAGGTTGTGAGTCGCGCTATCAACCGCATCGAACGCCTGAAGCCGGTACCGTCACGCGCTCGCTTCACCTTTGAGCGCGTCGGCACTGACATTCGCGTCGCGTGCTGGTGTGGAAAATCACGCCTGCTCAGTACGCAGATGATTAACGTCTTCTGCAAGAATGCCGGTGACTTCATGTACGAACACACGATGTGCGAACCGAGGGAGGGCGCGTGATGAACACCTATTCACCATCCGTTATCAATGTCCTGTATCTGCTGGTGTCTGGTGGCACACGCTCAACGCAGACGCCACGCGATCAGATACAGAAGACGCAGGAGCGTGCATGAAACCGCGTATTGTGGAGGCGCGCAAGCCTGCTCGTCTCGCAACGGCATTTGTCGCGGTGCTGTGGCTGTGGTTCGTGCTGCTCATGGCCTGGTTTATTCTGTTTGTTGGCTATCACTGGTGAGGTGAGGATGATTAACCCGCTTATCGCTATTGTATTCTTCCTGCTCAGCTCAGGCGTCACGCTCATTGGCGGCTTTTGCGCAGTGCTGGTACACATGAAATGGCCTGATAAGAAGTTATTGCCGCCTCCTATCAAAAAGGACAAGAATGCATGATCGCACCTGATGCCACACTCACGATACAGCGCATTCCGATAGCCAGCCTGCAAGTCAAAGGCGAGTATGTAGAAGAGCCGTCACTTGAGCGCGTGGCCTTCTACCTGCAAAAGATGCTGGATAATCCAGGGATGTACGCGGGATTGCTCTACGTTGTGCCGTCGGATACACATGCCAATAGCTACTGCATTCTGGATGGCAGGCATAAGTACCTGGCGTCGATCTTGGCAGGCAGGCAGGATGCGCTCTGCGTGGTGGAGGGATAAGTGAGCAAGGCCAGAAACAACAAAAACCCAGACGGTAATACCCGCGATGTCAACGCGGGTATTCGCGCATCGCTGGCCTTGAAGCTGCGCGCGCAACAACATCTCTCCTATGCCGAAATCGCGCAACAATGCGGGTTTGCCAGTAAAGGCGCGGCGCATAACGCCGTCCAGCGCGAACTACAGCGCACCATCAGTACGAACGTGGACGAGATGCGCCGTGAGGAACTGGCAACGCTCGATTATCTGGAAATGATGGCGCTGAAACGCTTGCGCGATGAGACATATGAGAAACAACAACTATTCGCGTTTGATCGCATCCTGCAAATTATGGAGCGCCGTAGCAAGCTCATGGGCCTGGACGCGCAACCATCGGGCAATGTCGCGGTGGCAGGCGTGATTGTGCGGGAAGTGCCAGCAGGGTATCTGGGCGAGGTGAAGGAATGAAAGCACCTGAGACTGTGAGTCAGGAACTTGTACGGCAGCATCTATGTGGTTTCCCTGTACGCATTCATATTGAGTTAGAGGGTTTCAAGGTAACACAAACAAAACTCACTGAAGCGCAGGTGAGTATTTCAGGTGCGAACGTGCGTTATTATCGCCTCAACGATAATGAGCCTCTCACAGATTGCCCGCGATGTGGCAAGGCATTTCCAAAGGCGGTGAATTGATGCCAGTAGCCACGTTGCCAGAAGTGCGTATCCCGGCGCCGGAATTTCGCGGCGGCAATCTCGAACTAGGCGCGTGTCGTGATCTCACTGTCTTACTCGACGGCCCGGCGGGAACTGGCAAAACCTACGCCGCGCTGTTCAAACTCCATTTGCTGCTCACGCTGTACCCGGGCGCGAAAGCCCTCGTTGCCAGAAAGACAAACACGGCCTTAGCAGGCTCCGCGATTGCCACGTACCGCGAACTGCTTGACCCGCGCGAGGGCGTGAAATACTTTGGCGGCAACAAGGTCAAGCCTGCTGCCTTCCTCTACCCCAACGGCTCCGAACTGATTGTCAACGGCCTGGACAAGCCCGACAAGGTCAAGTCGTGGGAATTCGATATTGTCTTTATCAATGAGGCAACGGAATGCACTGAGGAAGATATAGAGTTCGTGATCACGCGCCTGCGTCACGGCAAACTGCCCTACCATCAGTTAATCATGGACGCCAACCCCGACGCGCCGACGCACTGGCTGAATCAGCGATGCAACGAGGGTAGAACAACACGCCTGCTCAGTCGTCACGAGGATAACCCGCGTTTCTATGACCTGGCTACGAACGATTGGACAGAGGCAGGACGCCGATACATCGAAACGCTGGAGACATTGACAGGCGTTCGATTGGCACGGCTGCGTTACGGCATGTGGGCGGCTGCTGAAGGAACTGTCTACCAGGACGCCTGGGATCGCAGCAAAAACGTCATAGACCGCTTTCCCATTCCCCCTGAATGGCCACGTTATCTCGCTATCGACTTTGGCTATAACAATCCGTTCGTGTGTTTGTGGGCTGCTTTGGATCCGGACGGGCGTATTGTGATCTACCGGCAATTGTACAAAACAAAGCAACTCGTAGAAGATCACGCGAAGACGATCAAACACTATTCGTGTTGGGGAGCCGATGGCGGCGATCCACTTCCACGCGAAATCATCTGCGATACGGATGCTGAGGACAGGCACACACTCGAACGCCATTTGAACCTGCGCACAACGGCAGCGCATAAAGGCGTCTCCGATGGCATTCAGGCCGTTGCCGCCCGTTTCAGGCCAGCCGGTGACAACAGGCCGCGCATCCTCATCTTCCGTGACAGCCTCATTGACCCTGATTTGGAATTGCAGCGCGCAAAGAAGCCGATGAAGTTGGAAGACGAACCAGACGTGTACGTGTGGGATACGCGGCAAAATGCGAAACTTGGTGAACAGCCGATGAAAGAGAACGATCACGGCCTCGATGCGCTCAGGTACTTAACAGCCCGATTCGACCTCAAACCGATGTCAGTCTACTACAGCAAGAGGGTGTATTGATATGAGTGAACATTTAGACGGCGTACTTGAGCATAAAAAGCAGGTTGCGCGCCTCATGCAAAAAGTGGCAAGCGAACTATTTGAACGCGCGGTATTGCATGACTACTCCAAGTTTTCGCCTGAAGAGTTTGACGCATTTGAGCGCATGACGCCTATCCTCAAGACACTTGTATACGGCTCTGAGGAATACCGGGCGGCACTGCGAGAAATAAAGCCTGCTATCCAGCATCACTATCAGGTAAATCGCCATCATCCCGAATACTTTGAATTTGAAGTTGGGGGCATCAACGGCATCAGTCAGATGAATCTCATTGATCTCATTGAAATGGTGTGCGACTGGATAGCAGCAACGCAGCGCGTCAAGGATGGCGATATTTACAAGAGCCTGCCGATCAATCAGGAGCGGTTTCATATTGGCGAGCAACTTGCGAGCATCCTGAAAAATACCGTTGATTGTCTCGTGGAGGGATAAATCATGACTCAAACCGCCTATCAGCAACCGCCAACGTCCACCGCCGTCCTGCCCGAATACGTCATCACGCAGGCCGACAAGGACCGCGTGAAGCGCATTCAAGAGGCGTGGAAAGCCTATCATGGCGAGCTGGACAAGCCGTTACAGCGAATGCCCGGGCAGCCAGACGATAATGTGATGTCGAACCGGATGCAGCCGATTGTAGACGGCGGTGTGGACTTCCTGTTTGGCAAAGAGATCGAAATATCCGTTGAAGAGGGCGCACCGCAAGAGGCGCAAGACTTTCTGAACGAGGTCTGGGGCCGCAAAGAAGCACGCATTCCCTTGCTGCAAAAATGGGCCATGAACGGCGCGATATGCGGCTCTGCTGTCCTGCGCATCGTTCCCGGCAATGACGGCTCGTTTCGCATTGTCAATGTTGACCCCGCGACCGTGTACGTCCAGACCGCGCCGCAAGATTGTGACACCATCGTCCTCTACTGCATCCAATACGCCATGACTGAGAAGATCAACGGGCAGGATAGGCAAGTCTACTACCGCGAGGAAATCAAACGCATCGATGCCACCAACGATGAGAAAGATTATCCGTATGGCTACGAAGACACCAATGCAGACGGCCTTGATGCTGACGTGACCTGGCACATCCAGCACTGGACACAGGTAGCAGCGAGCGGGCAGGAGCCGAAACAGTCCGGCTGGCAAGTGGCAGGCGACCCGATAGAATGGGAGTACGATTTCCCGCCTCTGTTCATGTGCCAGAACCTTCCCTACCCGAATGACCCGTGGGGCTTGCCCGACATCACACCCGATTTGATAGGCATGAATAACGCGCTCAACCTCGTGCAGAGCAGCGCCAATCGCGTGTTGAAGATGTACGGCCAGCCGATCTTATTTGCCGTTGGTGTGGCATCCTCGCGGCTGGATATTGTGCCAGGCAAGATCATCGGCCTGGACGACGTGAACGGCAAAATAGAGTCAGTCGCCATTACGAGCGACACGGCAACGGCACTCACCTTTGCGCAATCGCTCCGATCCGACATGGACGAACAATCGAAGGTGCCGGGTGTCGCAACCGGGCGCATTGAGCAGTTGCCACGTGGGAATATGTCAGGGATTGCGATTGAACTGCTGTTCATGCCGATTTTGAAGAAGACCGACAAAAAGCGATGCACGTATGGCGAAGTGATTATTGAGTTGAGCAAGGCGCTGCTTGTGCTGAACAACATGTCTGAAGACATCGACATTGAGATAGCATGGCAGAATCCCCTGCCAAATGACGATCTACAGTCCGCGCAAGCCGCCGTGATGCTCAAACAAATCGGCATTAGCGATACGACGTTACAGAGGCAACGCGGCTATGACCCTGAAGAGGAAATGCAGCTCTCACAGGCAGAGGACGCGAAAAAGCTGATTGCGTTCTCACAAGGGCAGGGAATGCCGCCCAGTAGCGCGCAAATGGCCGGGATGCCACCAACGCAGCCGGGGCAAGCACCGATGCCAGCCGCACCGCAAGCAGCACAACCGCCCGCGTTTATGGGGAGACAATCATAAGTGCGAGCAGGCCCATTAAGCCACATCGTGAACAATTACCGGCAAATGCTCGCCAACCGCGAACAGGCGGCGCTGCACACGCTGTCCCTTGCGCATCAGGCCACGCTGCGCGCCATCCAACCGCGTATCGATCACCTGATGCAACAATACCAGCAGGCGCTACAGGGCGGCGCGGTATCCCCATCGTGGCTCTATGAGATGCATCGGTTAGAGGCCATCAAAGCCCTGATCGAACAGCAGATGAACGGCTACGGCACATCTGCGCTGCAATACGTCAAACAGTTGCAGCAACACGCGGCAGGGCTCGGTCAGCAGGCAGGCATGACCTCATTGCAAGCCACATTGCCGCCTGGGATACACTATGCCTTCGGAATGCCCGACCCCGGCGCGATTGTGGCGATTGTCGGGCAAACGAAAGCGGGGCCCTTGTCTGATCTCTTCAACGGATTTGGCAGTGAGGCGGCACAGAAGGCAGGGCAGGCGCTCGTCTCTGGCATCACGTTAGGAGACAACCCGAATACCGTCGCAAAGGCCGTTGCTGATGCACTGCAAATCTCCTGGCAACGAGCTGCGACCATCGCCAGAACTGAGATGCTGAATGCATACAGGATGAGCAACCTTGCCACGTTTCAGGCCAATAGCGATGTTGTGGATCAGTGGCGCTGGACTTGCGCTTTGTCAAGTAGAACCTGCGCTGCCTGCCTTGCGATGGATGGAACGCTTCACAGCCTGGACGAATCCATGGATTCACATCCCTGCTGCCGATGTACGCAAACACCTGTCACAAAGCCGTGGTCTGACATCCTGAGCGGAACGAGCATCGACGTTTCAGACATCCCAGACACGCCATCGCCTACCGACTGGCAAACGGGCGCGGACTGGTTCGCGGCGCAACCTGCCAGCGTTCAGCAGGACATTTTGGGCAAAGCGGCGTATCAACTGTACGCGAATGGTGAGGTGGACTTGCAAGATTTTGTCAGTGTCTCTACCGATACGACGTGGGGCAAGTCGATTTATCAAACACCCGTAAAGGAGTTACAGAAGAAATAGGGTGGGTGGCCGGTACCCTTTGCAAGCCACATGCTTACCCACGTAGCTGACTCACCTGCATACTCTCCCGGTTGGGAGTCATTATAACACAGAAGAAAAGAGGAGAAATAAATGCCAGACGACACACCCGCCCCCGACGCGCAAACGCAACCCGCGCCGCTCCAACTGCAACCGGGGCAAGGCGCATTCCTGCTTGGTGACGACGGGATGCAATGCGCTGTGATGCCACTGCCAGCCACGCTCACGATCACGGCAGAGCAAATGGACGATGTAACTGAACATTGGGTACTGAAACGGCCTGAATTGCAAGCCCGCATCCTCCGAGCGATGCATGAGCGTGTGAAGGCCGCGCAAAACGCGCTTGTGGTGCCGGATAACAAGACGGTCGTGGACATCAACAGGGGCAAGAGGAAGATGCAAGCATGAAAATACACATTGTCAGCAACGGCAACGCTCGCTCAACGCGCATCACAGACGCGGAAACAGGCGAAGATTTGAGCGGTCATCTGCTGGTAACAGAAATCCATATCGACGCCCGCGATACCTTCCCACACGCGATACTGACCTGTGCCATGCCGCCTGTTGATCTCATTGCTGATGCTGAAATCAAGCGGATATGTCCCTGCTGTGGCCGTCCAGTCGATGAGGGAGGCAATCCAGCATGAGCGACCTGGACACATTAGAGGCGCATGTGAACGCGATAAAAACGCATGTCGAACGCCTGGTAATTGACCCGTTTGATCGCGGCATCCTCGCAACCTATACAAACAATGCGCTTGCGGAGATTGCCCGATTGAAAGCGCAGCAGAAACCGCCCGCGCTCGCTCCCGGCAAACACGAACCGGAACCGATCATTTTCGCAGCACAGAAGAAACCGCGCCCGCGTGCGCAGAAAGGACATTGAGCATGGCAGCATCGAATAATGGAGACACAAAGAAAACCGGCAAGTTTCACGGCAAGAGTAATGCACTCGGTCATGGCGGACGCGCGGCACAACTGAAGGCCAAAGGCGTGCCGGGCGGCGTCATTGGCGAGATTGCCAGGAAGAAGCACGCCGCACCTGGACAGGCGAACTATCACGGCGGGAAGAAGAAATAATTTTTTTGCCGTCGTATTGACTGATCTATCAATCATTGACAAACCGTAAAGGATAAGGTACGATTATGCCAGATACCACAACAGGCGATACGCCCCAGGCGGGCGGTTCGTCTGACACCTCGCCCCAGGCGGGCGCTACAACCTCATCGACTCCCCAGGCGGGAAGCGGTACAAAAACACCCGAAGACTACGAGCGCATGATTGCCGATCTGCGCAAGGAAAACGCCGCGCATCGGACCAAACTCAACAAGTTTGAGCAGGACGAGTTAGCACGCCAGCAAGCGGCAATGGGCGATCTGGAAAAAGCCCAGGCCCGCGC